AATTGCCATATTTGACTTTGAAATGTTATCCTACTGATATAATCCGCAAAACACATATTTTCCAATAATTTAGAATAAAATGGGAATGATTTGTCTCTAGGTTCTTTTGATAATGGATTTGCGATATTTTCATGCCATAACAACGCAACGGTCGTTCTGTCAGTTTCATTCATGAATTGTATATGATCATCTAAGGGAATCGTATTATTCATTAAACGCCATGTTATTTTTTTTGCGTCTTCGTTAAACATTTTCATGTGAAAAATATTCTGAATGGTTTTTGCGGTTAATAATTGCGGTTTTTTTTTCCAAATTTGAGATAAAAAAAACAATTTTCGTAAATCTCCTTGGATATAAGCATGAATATTTTCTTGTATATTTTTATCAAAACTAGAATAGGTGGGAAGACATATCGTTAATAATTTTATCATTTGATTTTCTGTCGGGATTTTTAATTCAAATGTATGACATGCTTTCATTAATTCTCTTATTTTCTTGTCGTTTTTGTGGTTTCCAATACAAATAATTGGATTCAATGTCGTATTTTCCGCTTTTTGTTTTTTCGTTTTTTTTTGACGAATTAATTTAATTAATGCGTCTATACCACCTTTATCTCCATTATTCATTCCGTCAATTTCATCCATAATAATTGCGATTTTTTTTACTTTTCGGTTCATTAAATCCAATACATTACGATTCGAAAGATGATTAGAATCGATGGTTTGAAATAATGATTTATTTCTGACATCTCCTGCGTCATAAACAATCGCGTCATATCCCAGTTCTTTCAATAATTTTACTACAAAATGAGATTTACCCGTTCCAGGTGAACCGTAAATATATATCCCCTTTTTTAAAGTAGTTAATTGACATTTTTCATCGAATCCAGATAATATTTTTGTAATTTCATTTACAATATTCTCTCGTTCCAAAAGAGAATTCATTGGTAATTCTTCCATTTATTATTATTTACAAATCTTTCTTGTAAATAATATATCTTTTTTATATTCATTTCTAACGCAGCTGTATTTTCTTATCTCCCAAATTTACTGAAATCACTGGATAATGGCATATAATTATTACTTCCTTTATTTGGGGCGGCTCCATAATAAGAATAAGGATCTGTTACAGATGAATTGTTTTGTGGCATTAATTGATTCGGTGCTCCACCTGGTATTGTAGATCCACCATAAGAATTCGAATATCCGGTTCTATCTATTCTATTGTTATAAGATTGTTCTTTAGACATATCACGCACACCGCGAACAATATCTTTACCTAATCCAACCGCACCTCCTACAATATCTTTACCTAATCCAACCGTACCTCCTACAATTTCTCTACCTACATCGACAGTTGAAGACGCCGCTGTATTTAGTCCGGTTACAGTGCCAGAAACAGTATCTTTTGCTATATCTACCGCACCAGAAACTCCTTTTTCAACAGTATTTCCTACACCTGATATTATATTAGCAGGTTGATTAATCGCATTATTTAATACACCCCCTATATTATTCGCAGCACTACTCATTGTGATTCCTCCCCCAGTCATATTATAATTATTTGTTCCGTTTGGTTCTGCCATATTAATTCCACTTGATTCTGTTAAGGAATTTCCATTTACTGCTTTCGTGCCAGAACCACCTTGCCCACCACAATGGGTGCATGTTCCAACCGAAGGGCAAGAAGGACAAGAAGGACATACTGGTGGAACAATTTGGGTTTTCATAATATAATCATCTGAATAATTAAAACTTGAACTATTTGGATTCTTATTTAATCCTTGTGTTGCCCAATAATAAAACCATTGATAATAATCATTCATCATATTTGTTGGACCAGGACTATTTTTAGGATTCGAATTATTATCTGGAATACACATTCCATTAACTTTTACTTGACCATATAAACAACCATCTGAGTTAAAATTATTATTATTATTATTATTCGAATCGGTTATATTTTTTGATCCCATAATAAAATTAGATGCTCCTGGTTGCCCAGCAGCAGGACCAGAATCTAATCCTTTTTCATTAAATCGTTGAACATTAAATAATTTATAACCAGTATTACCATCTGGTTGAATTAATGCGATAATTATATTTAATCCATTTTGAACACATAAAACCATATTATTACCTAAAGTATCGAAAGCAGTAGATGGAGTAAAAGATGTGTTTTTAATGGTAGTTGTTGATATATCAGAAGTAGCAACCGAAACTCCATTTTTATAAGCAGTAAAATTTTGTAATTGCTTATCTGAATATATAATAATCAATCCTTTACTGTTATCAAAGAAAACAGATGGACTTAATTGATATATCAGATTTTTTTTGTCATAACTAGGAACCACTATAAAAGAATTCATGGTTGTTGAAGATTGAAAAGAATAATTCGCCGGTAAAGTATTTGGATTGAATGGTAAGTTAGCGTTTTGATATATAAAATAACTAGATGTATTATTTGGACCAAAATAAGTTGTAGAAACATTCGTTTTTTGTGTTTTATTAAGTATATGTATGTAAGTGCTGTCTTTCCATGGTAAAACGAAAACAGCATATTTATCCGTATATTTACAAACCGTAGAATACATGATTTCAGTATAAGAATTCGTAAAACTCTTTTTAGATTCAGACGTTTGATATGGCACAACTGTTCCATCTTTATCAAATGTAGTGCTACGATTAACTACGTTTGGAAACCCAGTTGTGCTATTATTTACATTAGATATATGTATATCTGTAATAGAAATACCATTACTATCTACATTACCGCCTATATTTCCATCATATTTCGAACTATCTACCTCAATGACATTTCTATTATCTTGATCGAAGAAAATAGTGTCAAACACCAAACTTACATTATTTCCATAGAGATTTCCTTGAACTCCAGAATATTCCGGGATATAAACATTGGTTAATGGAGTAGTTCCATATTGAAAAGAAACCATACCTTCTTTCGGTGATTTTTGAAACCAATCTCCCACAAGTATGGAAACTATCAAGGTAAATAATATAATTAAAAATAATGAAAATAATGATAATTTAAATGTCGCCATATCGGAACTCTATAATATTATATATTATATATTTCTAATAAAATTGAAAACGAAAATGAATATATTTTATTTTTGAAAAGTAAATAGATATTATTCTCTTTCTAAATATAGTTATGGATATTAAAAATAAATACGGATTACAATTGTTGTATCAACATGAAAAAATAGAGATTGGGATCGATGAAGCAGGTAGAGGACCGCTTTTTGGGAGATTATATGTAGCTGCGGTTATTTTACCTAAAGACGGATCTTTTGATTTCTCTCAAATTCGCGATAGTAAAAAAATCTCTTCTAAATCTAAAATGTCCGAATTATCGGAAATGATTAAAGAAAAATCCCTGTTTTGGCATATAACCTTTATTGAATCTCTCGAAATCGACCAGATCAATATTCGACAATCTGTTTTAAAGGCAATGAGAGAATGTATTCATCAATTATTAGAACAATTAAATACAACGGATGTTTTTCTATTAATTGATGGAAACGATTTCTTACCATATAATGTTTTTAAAGAAGATACCATTATAAACATACCACATGAGACAATACCAGGAGGTGATAATTTATATGCGTCTATTGCGTGTGCGTCTATTTTGGCTAAAAATGCGAGAGATGAATATATTCAGGAATTATGTGAAATAATACCTGAATTTAAAACGTTTTATGGATTAGATAAAAATATGGGATACGGGACAAAACAACATTTAGAAGGTATTCTAACACATGGTATTTCGTCTTATCATCGTAAAACATATGGTAGATGTAAAGACGCAAAAATAAATGATTTATGATACATGTTCAATTTGTATATAGGTAATTTCTTTTTTTAATGGAAACTCTTTTTTTACAAAATCTTTGAAAATAATATAAGATAACCCATATTCATTGATAAGACATGCCGTTTTAATTTTTTCTTGTATTTCTAAAGATTCCCGAAATCGTATTCCTTTCTCTCCAAAATCTTTATAATCGTAATATTTCAACAATTCCGGGAAAAAATGTTGCATATACGTAGCAACACATTTATATTCTGAAAATCGATAATATTTACTAGATGATTCTATTATTTTATTTTGCCAATTATCCGGATCGATTTTATTTAATAATGATTTTATTACATTATGATAAAACACAAAATGATGTGGAACAAATGTTCCGATATATGGTTCTTGAATATCGAGATCTATCATTTCTCGAATGGATTGTAAATATTGATCATGATTAAACTGATTTTTTGCGGATTTTTGTAAAATCGCGAATTTATATTCTCTCGTTTCTAAATTGTATAAATCCCATTTTATTAATGGAATTAAATCTGCGTCCCAAACAATAAATGGGTCAGATAATGTATTTATTTTATTTACAGCATCTAATTTTATAATTTGTTGAAACCACCATCCAAATTCTCTCGATTTTTCGTCTATATATGTATATCTTCTCTCCAAATCGTTTTTAGAAAATATATTTTCATCTACGCATTTTATTTCTGTATTTTCTATTTTCCAATATCTGTGATTTTGATTTATTTCTAAAATAGACGATGGATCCGTAATAATATACACATTTCGCGGAGAATAGAAAGAAATAATACCTTCTATCACCGTTCGGATTATGATATTATTCTGTTTTAATGGAATCACAAAATCTACGTTTTCCATTCAAAACACTTATATTTATATCATTTTATAAAATAATAGAGAGATATTGTAAAAAAATTGAATATAAAAATCGTTTTCTACATATCTAAATATAATAAATAGTATATGACAGAAGATACTGGGTTACAAAGAACAAAAACGGATAAATTTTATACGAATCCAAGTGTTGTAAAAATATGTATTGAATATATTAAGACTATTTTAACCATGTCAAAAGAAGATATAATCATTGAACCTAGTGCGGGAAACGGTGCGTTTATATCTGAAATAGAAAAATTATCGAATCATACTTTCTTTTATGATATTGAACCAGAACATTCTAAAATTATTCCATCGGATTTTTTAGAAGTAGAATTAGATGATTTACAAGATAAAATACAAAAACGCAAAGTTCATTTTATTGGAAATCCGCCATTTGGTAGACAATCTTGTTTAGCGTTTTTATTTATTAAAAAATGCGTCAAATATGGAGATTCTGTGTCCTTTATTCTTCCTAAAAGTTTCCGTAAAGATTCCATGAAACGACATTTCCCATCTTGTTTTCATCTAGAATTCGAAGCAGATTTACTTAAAAATGCGTTTTTAATAAACGGAAAAACGCATGATGTGCCTTGTGTTTTTCAAATATGGATCAAAAAAGATTTTCCGAGAGAAATATCAACGAAAATCGAACCATATGGTTTCGAATTTATTTCGAAAACGGATATACCGCCACCCGATATTTCTTTTCGTAGAGTAGGAGTAAATGCGGGAACCATAGATCGGGAATATCATGGTAAAAGCGAACAATCTCATTATTTTATTCGTTTTACGAATGGACTAAACTTGATTGAAAATATAGAAAACGTAAAAAAAAGTGTATTTTTATTTAACAATACGGTTGGACCGAAATCGATTTCAAAACAAGAATTAATAAAAGAATGGAATACACATTTACAAAATACTGTGTAACATAATAAAATGCTTTATTATTTTACATTTTTTAATGTCCATTTCATTTATAATAAACATTCTTTTAATAATTGAGACAATTTTGTGTGTAAATATAAACCTTCATTCATCCAATTACCACCAGCTCTATAGTGTAAAAATGTGTCATCGTATATCTCACAAAAAAATTTATTATTCTTATTTCTTACATCCTTTTTTAAAAAGTTTATTAATTTTATATTTGATTGTAGATTTGAAGGTAATTCTGTTATATCCCAAGAACAAGACCATAAGTGTTTTATGAAATAAACATCTTTTGTATGGAATTTTGTATTTGTCCGACGAATGACATCAGTATTTGGTATAGGTATATTCCCCATTTGTAATTTCAACCATTCTTGCATCATTCCACCTGTATCACAATAATTACAACAATTCCAATTTAATAACTCCGTATTTTTCATTTTTATCATATCAAAATAATATATACCATTCCAAAAATAGTTAATTCTATGATCATTTCTACTTTGTAAAACTATCGCACAATCATATTGAGAATATTTATTTATATCAAAATAATCTACAATAAACATATCACTATCTAATAACAAATACTTATCTGGATTCTTTTTTTGATATTGTAAAATATAATTCATAGAATCGGATGATCTAGCACCAGGAGTAAGATTTGTTTTATGATGACTATTTGGTATATTTA